CAAGGATGGTTCGGGCGTGACGTCTACGCCTCGTTATCCGCAGCTGGGCCTGGGCACTGATGTGACGTCCTTCATGTCAGTCCCCGTCGCCGTGGGGTCTACCGTGTCCGGTCTGCCCGAAGCAACGGATACCAAGGTTCGTGCCATTATTGGCGATTTCGTTAACGGAATCCGCTGGGGTGTCCAGAAGGAACTGCCTGTCGAGATGATCACTGCTGGTGATCCAGATGGGCAGGGAGATTTGAAGCGCAAGAACCAGATTGCGCTTCGCCTGGAGATTGTCTACGGATGGTACGTGTTCGTAGATCGTTTCGCGGTGATCGCTGAAAAGTGACCGCGTGAATAGGGGGGGCGGCTCCGGCCTTTAGCGTTGGCGGCCGCCCCCCCTATCCGTATGGTAGGAAAGGAGGCGCGATGCCGGGGTTCACCCTCGCTACAGCGCAGGATTATGCGGACCGGTACGGCCCGCAGGAGGCTGGTGAGGCCGCTGTGACGTCGGCGCATCTCGCCCGCGCGTCGCGTATCGTCCGCGACGAGTTCGCGCGCGAAGGCCTGGACATCACCGTGCTTATACAGGCCGGTAAGCTTCAGGCGGATACGGTGGCGGACGTCGTGTGTGACATGGTCGCGTACATGCAGCGCAGTGCTGCCAGTGACGTGCCTTTTGGGGCGACGCAGGTCAGTCAGACGGCTGGCCCGTATACACAGTCGGCGTCCTACAAGACCCCGACCGGGTCCCTGAGCTTCACCCGCGTGCATCGCCGTCGGCTTGGTCTCCCGACGTCGCGGGCGTTCAATGTTGACCTCTTGGCAGGTCGGTCATGATCCGCGGCGAAACCGTGACCGTGATCCGCCCTGCGGATGCCGGCGTCGATGCGTTCGGGGATGAGCTGACCGGCTGGCAGCCAGGCGTCCCCGTCGGGAACGTCCTCGTCGCACCAGCGTCAACGGACGATCTAGCCGGGAGCCTGCGCCGCGACGGCGACCGCGACGCCCTCACGCTGCATTTCCCCAAGACATTTGAGGGGGGCCTGCGGGGCTGTCGCGTCATCGTGCGGGGCGTCACTTACCGTGTGGTAGGGGACCCGCAGCGGTACACGACTGCCATGACTCCAGGCGCGTGGGACCTGCCCGTCACCGTCGAACGAACGGAAGGGTGAGACATGGTGAAGCAGGTCACTACCGATTTCAAGCTTGATTTCGAGGCTATCGGCAAGATGAGCATGCAGGCCGTGGATGACGCGGTGCTGGCCGCCGTCGATCGCGCGGGCGAGGGCTTTGAGGGTGACATCATCTGGACTGACCGACCTCACGGTGCCGTGTGGGCCGACACATTCAAGGCGCGACGCCGCAACGCCAAAGAAAACACCTTGATGAAGGCAGTGTTCTCGTGAGGCGCTTGATTGACTATCTGCGCGCGAATCTGCGCGACGGCACGGTGCCTGTCCACGCGACCGTGCCCCGAAACCACACGAGCGGTCAGCTCGTCACCATCGAGCGCACCGGCGGTCGCGCTGACCACCTGATCGACTACGGCGTGTACGCCGTCCAGGCGTGGGCGGACACTCACGCCGACGCCTACCAGCTGGCAAGCGACGTGCGTGACGCGCTCATCACCGCACCCGCAAGCGTCGCCGACCTCGCCTCAACGCATGTTACCAGCATGTATAATTTCCCTGACCCCGACAGTCGCCAGGCACGCTACCAGCTCACTGTCACAGCATCACTCATGAGAGGATGATCACTAATGGCTAAGAACGATTCAAGCCTTGCAACAGCAGCTAAGCCCGTGGCAGCTGGAGCAATCAGCTCTGCCACGATCAAGACGACCCTACCAACAGATGCGACCACCGACCTCGCCATCGGATTTGTCAAGCTCGGCTACGTCTCTGAGGATGGTCTGACCAACGGCCTCGACACTGATGTGGAAAACATAAAGGCCTGGGGCGGAGACACCATTCTTACCGTTCGGACAAGCCGAACGGAAACGTTCAAGTTCACCCTCGTCCAAGCCTTGGATATCGACGTTTTGAAGGAGATATACGGCCAGGACAACGTCACTGGCGACCTCACGACCGGGATCACTGTCAAGCACAACGGCAATGATCTGCCGCGCCGAGCGTTTGTATTTGACATGCTCATGACGGGGAACGTGCTGAAGCGCATTGTCGTGCCGGCCGGTCAGGTGACCGAGGTCGGAGACGTCACGTACGTTGACGGCAGTGTCGTCGGCTACGAAACCACGGTCACGTGCTTCCCCGACGCTCAGGGAAACACCGTCTACGAGTACATCAAGAAGAAGGCATGATCATGGCGAAGACCATCAAGACGGTAGAAATCGACGGGTTCTCCATCGACGTCGATACCGCCGTTTTCCAGGACTATGAATTTCTGGAGTCCCTGGCCGATGTCTCGGACGGCCAGCCTGCCAGCATTGTGCGTCCATTCCGCATGTTGTTCGCAGGCGATACCTACCAGAAGGTCAAGGATCACCTGCGAGACGAAGACGGGCGCGTCCCCGTCAAGGCAATGAGTACCTTCCTGGCCAAGACTGTCAAGGCAGCGGCCCCAAACTTCTAGTGCTCCTGGGGGCGGAGCAGAAAGCCCCCGATGAGCTGGCCGCCGACTTCCTCCGGTTCTACCAGGTGGAAGATTGGCGGCAGCTCAACCCCATGCGAGCAGCTTCCCTTGCTGCGGCTATGATCGGCCAGCCCGAGTCATGGACGCGCAGGAAGCTCGACCCCTACTGGGAGTGGTCAATTCTGACCAACAAGTGGGGCGTCCTCGCGTCCGACGCCCTGCGGTGGCTCCAGTGGTCAAAGACACGCGACGGCCAGCGAAACCAGCGACCGCCGCAGCCATTCCCGCGCCCGTGGGAGAACGAACGCGACTCATACGTCGCTCTGCCCATCGACGAACTCGAGGCCGCGCTAGAGGAAATTCGTAGATCCTGACCGGAAGGAAGGAAAAACCATGGCAGGGAAAAGCGGCACCGACATCGGGACCGCCTGGATCAATATCGTCCCGTCCTTCCAGGGCGTGGGCGAGGGCATCGCCAAGGAACTCGGCCTGGTTGACAAGAAGGTCCCTGAGCACACGTCATCGTGGGGCGCAGCGATCAAGGACGGTCTGGGCAGTGCTTTCCAAGCGGTCGGAACAATGGCGGTCGCGGGCCTCGCGGCGGCCGGAGCGTTCATCGCGTCCTACACCGGTGAGGCCCTGGCCGCGTCCGACGCCACCGACAAGTTCAAATCCACGCTGAATTTCGCGGGCCTCGACTCGAGCGTGATCGATGACCTTACCGCATCTACGCAGGCGTATGCTGACAAGACGGTCTATGACCTATCTGACATTCAGATGGTGACCGCGCAGCTCGCGTCGAACGGCGTCGAAGGATATGCGCAGCTCGCAGAGGCCGCCGGCAACCTGAACGCGGTCGCGGGCGGCAACAAGGATACTTTCAAGTCTGTGGCCATGGTCATGACGCAGACGGCGGGTGCCGGAAAACTGACCACGGAGAATTGGCGTCAGTTGGCTGACGCGATCCCCGGCGCGGCTGGCCCCCTCAAGCAAGCCCTCCTTGACGCGGGCGCGTACACGGGTGACTTCTCTAAGGCCTTGTCAGACGGTCAGATTTCCGCCGACGAGTTCAACAAGGCCGTTACGGATTTGGGCCTCACCGACGTTGCGACGGAGGCGGCCACGTCCACGTCAACGTTCGAGGGCGCGTGGGGCAACCTCGAGGCAGCCATTACCGGCGGCCTTGTCAAGATCATCGAGCCACTGAAAGGCCCACTCACCGACGCTTTGAGCGGCATCGCGGATTCCCTCACACCCGTATTCGCCGCTGTCGGCGCGGGGATTGACGGCCTGGTCAACGGCGGCGGTCTTGACGAATTCACGGGCATGCTCGGTGGAGCCGCCCCCGTCGTGGGTCTCCTGGCCGGTGCTCTCGGCCCGCTGCTGACGCAGCTGCCACTGATCGGCGGCGGATTCGCTGGCCTGACCGGCCCTATCGGCCTGGCCGTCGGCGCATTCATCGGCGTCCTACAGAACAGCGAGTCCCTGCGCGACGCGCTTGTCAACTTGGGTGCGGCGATCCTGCCCGCCCTCGAACCGCTCGGCGGTATCTTCGTCCAGCTCGTCGAAGCCATTGGCCCGCTGCTCGGTCAGATCGGCGACGGACTAGCCCCCGTCATCGCAGCCCTCACACCTATCGTCACAGCGGTCGTTGAGGTGATTGTCCAACTGGTCAGCCAGATGATTGACTCCCTCCTGCCAGTCCTGTCACAGGTAGGCGAGGTGTTTGTGCAAATCGGCACATTCATCGCGCCGGTCATCGAGTGGCTGGGCGCGATGCTAATCCCCGCATTCCAGTCCCTCGGCACCGCCGTCGGCGTTGTCTTCGGCAACATCATGACCGTCATCTCAGGCGCGCTCACGTTCATCCAGGGCCTCATCCAGACCGTGGGCGCACTAATTACTGGCGACTGGTCAGGAGTGTGGACAGGAATCCAGACCATGTTCTCAGGAGTCTGGACCGCGATCCAGGGCATCGTCTCCGCCGTCCTGAACGCAATCGGCGGCATCATCAGCGCTGGCCTGACGCTGATCTCCGGGATCTTCTCTGGCGTCTGGTCATCCATCGTGACATTCGTGGTCAATACCTGGAACTCCATCACGAGCGCGATCAGCAGCGGCGTCAATTCAGCCGTCTCCTACGTGCAGCAGCTCCCCTCAAAAATCACCAACATTTTCGCGGGTGCAGGAAACTGGCTGGTTTCCGCCGGAAAGTCGATCATTAACGGCTTTATCAACGGCATCAAGTCAGCGTTCGGCGCAGTGCAATCAACTCTCGGATCCCTCACAGACATGCTCCCATCCTGGAAGGGACCCGAAGACCTGGACCGCGTGATCCTCAAGGATGCTGGCCGCCTCGTCATCGGCGGATTCGTGACCGGCATGGAAAGCCAATACGCTGCGGCACGCGACAGCCTCAGCCGATTCACCTCCTCACTCGCACCGAGCATGAGCGCACCTGCAGCACCGACCGGATGGTCAGGAAACGGCGGCCTCCCCGAAACACTGACCCTCCGCATCGGCGAACACGAATTCACGTCCTACCTCGAGGGCGAGACAGTCCGCACCCTCCGACGCGCGTAACGAAAGGCACACAATGGCAAACCAAACGTGGATCGCCACACACACCGGCCTCCCGTCCTTCAGCGTTGATGCCGGCGTCCGAGTCACCACCAGCGCACGCACCCTATGGCCCGGCAACCAGCAGGGGGTCTTCTCCGACGCGCTCGCGGCCCCCGGCGTCCCCACCACCTACCAGGTGGGAGACAAGACCGTCACGCTCACCCGCCGCACCATCCCAGGCGGCGGCATGCTCCTCACCGGCACCGACGGCCGCCCCATCAACGGACTGACCGCATGGAACAACCAGGACCCCATCTCATGGAAATCAGGCGCATCCATCATCGATGACCGCCTCACCAGATGGTCAATGCGCACCCCACTCCACGACGGCAAAACCCAGTGCGTCCTCCCAGCATCCGCCGAAGCCGACGCCTGGCGCATACTCAAGGCGCGCAGCCACATCATCATCGCTCCCGGCGACGCCACCCCCGGCGTCCCCGCACGCCTCGTCACCATCACCAGCGTCACCCGCGAGCGCCTCGGCGCTGACGGCACGATCGCGCTCACTGTCCAGTGGACGGAGGCCGGGCCTCGTGACGTGGAGCGCCTGGGTGGCGGGGCGGTCGCTGTCGTCACGTGGGGTGACTGGCAATCCTGGTCTGACCGGACTGGAAACCGGCAGGATCAGAGTGAGGTCACTCTCGCGCGCCTGATCGCGGGGATGCCGTCATGAGGCCGGGGCCTAGTCTCGCGGCCCTGTCTGGGCCTGTCGCTGTCGGCGTCCGTGTGGACGTGTATCACGGCGGCGCGTGTATCGCGTCTGATATCCCCGCGTGGGACGTGAAGGTGGAGTATACGTTGAAGCGCGTGGTCCCGTCGAAACTGACCATGCGGGTAGACCCCGGCATGGTCCCAACGGCCCCCGGTGACCCGCTCAACAACTACGGCCAGCGCTTGCATGTGATGGCGCTCGTTGACGTCGATGGGGAGACGGTACGTATCCCCTACGGCTGGTATGTCCTGACCGACTGGGAAGAGCGATCGGGCGGCATGGAGGTCACGGGCATGGACCTGGTACAGACCATTGTCGATGACCAGGCGGTCTGGCCGTCGTCGCCGCCCGCCGGTGCGACGCTCGCGTCTGAGCTGCAGCGTATCGTGACGTCCAGCGCATCGTATGGGCAGACGCTCCCCGTCGTCCTCGATGCGCCCGACCGGTCGGTCAGCACAAGCTTCCAGTGGGGCGTCAAGAAGGCCGAAAACTTACAGGACCTGTGCGACGCGTACGGTCTCATGTACGGTGTCAAGCCTGACGGATGCCTGCACGTGTGGGCGCTCGACTACGGCGGTGACCCCGTGGAGGTCTACACCGGCGCTTACCTCCTGGTCGGAGCAGTCCGGACCGCCCGCGAGCGCACCCCGAACCGGTGGATCGTCCAGGGATCATCACAGGGGAGTTCGTCGATGAAATGGACGGCTGTGCGCGAGAATTTCACGGGCGTCTATTCGCCTGACCTGTACGGGATCGTGACTGAGCGGAAGGAATTCAACGCGGCGACCAGCGCGGACGCCGTGGAAAAGGCGGCGACGTCCTACATGCGCAAGGCGCTCGCGGCATCCGCTGCGAGGTCGGTGCAGATCGCCGCTGACCCGCGCCTAGAGGTCGGTGATCTGATCCTTGTGGTGATTGATCATGAGGACGGGACGGTCGAGCGCGTCAGGGGCCGCGTGCAGGCGATGTCGATCACGCTCGATGACCCCGGGCATGTGATGAGAGTCGATATGATGGAGGAATCATGGATCTGAGCCTGTCGCCATTCCTGGACCTCGTGCCTGACGGTGCGGCGGTCGCTGATCAGCTCGCCGCGCCGGATACAACTCTGACCGGGTGGGTGACTGGCATTGTTGACGCCGGTCAGGGGCTTGTGTCTGTCGCTATCGATGGGGCTGACGGGTCGCACGTTGTCGCACGCGCAGACGCCGGTCTGACCTATGTCGGGGCGCGCGTGACCCTCCCGCGTGACTCGACAGGACGCGTCGCGTCGGTCAGTGCGCCCACCGGTGCGACGCCCGCAGGGGCCAGTGTCCTGGCGGTGGGTGAGACGGGGCGTCAGATCATGGACGCTCACAAGCGCGTCGGGATGCTTGACTCTCAGCTCACCGAAGCACGCGCCGACCTGGCCGCGTCGAAGGCGGAAGTTGACCGTGCGGTCCAGGCCGCACAGGACGGCGTGCAGGCCGCACAGGCCGCCGCCGACGCCGCCGCAGCCAACGCGCGCGACGCCCTGGACAAGGCCCGGAAGGCCGCACAAGACGCGTCCGCTGCGCTCGCGGGGGGCGGTGGTGGGGGCACGTCCGCGCCGAACGGGGCGATTACGGTCGCTACTAGTGATCCCGCGCCAGAGGACGCTGCCGGTAAGCCTGAGGGCGCGCTGTGGGAGGTCCGTGATGGTGGGACGATGGTGCGCCGGTGGGTCCTCACGTCCGGCACGTGGGAGCGTGTCGGTGTGGGCGCGGACTACATTGGTGCGGGTGCGATTGGGCGCGCGCAGATCGGTGACCTGGCTGTCGGCACGGCGCAGATCGCTGACGCGTCGGTCACCAACGCGAAGATCTCTGACCTGTCGGTCGATAAGCTCACGGTGGCGGGTGGTGCGACGTTTAACAGCGCTGTCGTGGACACGCTCATCGCTGACCGTGCTTTCCTCGGGAAGGTCGCGGCCACGGCGGTCACGGTGATGTCGGATAACCTAATGCCCGACCCGTATTTCGACCACGTGGAAAGCGGCATGTGGGAGCCCGGCAGTGACGGTAGGTTCACGGCCCCGCCGTCTCTGTATCTCGGTCACGCGCGCGCATCGACCGTCCTCGCCAAGCCAGTCGGGGCATCCAATTTCACGGCGGTAGGCCCCACCCTGACTGCGGGGAACCGTGTCACCTGCAAGCCCGGTGACGTGCTCGTCGCGTCGGCGGCGTGGTACGCGCTCATGCCGATGGGGAGCGTTGGAGGAGCCGGATTCGGCACGTTGGTCGCTTTCTACGCGGAAGACGGGGCGCGCGTCGGCATGCGCTTGTGCGGGTCTACCGTGCCTGCATCTAACCATCCGGTCAACCGGTGGTTCACGGTCGGCGGTGACGGGCAGGTGACGGTCCCTGACGGGGCGGTCAGCATGAGCATTGAGCCTTCCTTCATGGCAGCGAAGGGAGCGACTGTGAGTGCTCACATGTATGTCGGGCACGTGGACGTCCACAAGGCGGTCGGCGCGGTGGACATCCGGGACGGCGCGATCACAGCGGGAAAGATCGCCGCGGGGTCCGTGGACGCGACCAAGATCAACGCTCAGTCTGTCGCCGCCGAGACCGGCAAGTTCCTGAAGATCACTACTGACCAGCTGGTAGCCGGGACCGCGAAGATCGGCGGGGACCTGATCGCCGACCGCATCACCGGCAAGACCATCGTCGCCGGGTCCGGGTCGGATGCAGTCACGCTCGGCCCCAACAAACTGACCGTCAGCAAAGGAGGCAAGCCATACATCATGCTCGACCCCGCACAGCCATACGGCATGGCTATCAAGTCCCCGACATCAGACACGATGCTCTCCCTCGCATCCATCATTTTCGGCGCAAACGGCTACGCGTGGTCGGGCACCTGGCCGCCCGATTCCTACGGGTACTCGGCCACGAATTTCAAGGTCCCGGCCTCGTCATCTGGCCGCGCCATGATCATCGTCGTGACCGGGTACGATATGGGTGCCCAGTCCCCCGCTAACCGGTGGGGAGATATTCAGGTCAACGGCAGCCGCATCTACGAGACAGCGAACCAGTACTCCTACAATGGGTGGGATTCTGGGCAGCTCGTCATGATGACCATGGCCACCGGCCAGCCCACCACCGGAGAGTGGGCGATCCGCACGAACCTGTGGTTCGGTGTCGATTCGACCAGCGGTTTTACCAGGTGGTCACAGCGCGATATCTCGGCGCTCGTGATCCCAGTCTAAAAAGGAGAAGCAAATGTCACACCAGCACCCGAAGGGGCCTATTGTCCCGGACGCGGGGGACCGCATCATCGAGTCCATCGACAAGATGGTCAGCACGTCCGGCCTTGTCCGGGCGGTCGCCACGACAGACGAAGCACGCAACATTGTCAAAGCCGCACAGGCCGCGGGGAACGGCCCCACGGCAGGCAATCCGATGTACTTCCTCGTGCACAACCTGCTCTTGTCTAGCGCGGGTGAGACCGCGGTCGGCCTCCCCGTACTCCGCCCATCCATGACCGTGGATTTCGCCACAGCCAACAGCACGGTCAACGGCGTGGTGGAACTGAACGCCGGCGACTACAAGAAGCTGTGTGACGCGCACATCGAAGCCCGCCCTTACCAGCGGGTAGCTTTTGCCATCGGCTCCCTATGGGGCGTCAACGCCACAGCCCAGCAGTACACGGACCTTGAGGTCTGGATGAACGGCATCAAGGGCCGCTCTCGCCTCGGATCGTGGGACGATTCCACGTCGGCGCACTGCCTCGGCGTCATCCCCGCCAACACGGTCCCCGACTGCTCCATGTGGCTCCTCGGAGCCGGATCGAATGGGACGAAGGTCACCGTGTCCGCGGATGACTGGTCAAAGCTGTCAGTCCTCGCATTCCCCTGTCCGGCACTGTAAACCGGGGCAGACTGGGTAGAATGTAAAGGCCAGCACCCCTCCTACAGAATGTAAGGAAAATCTCATGACAGCGAAGATCAAGGGCACGGTTGTCACACCAGATCAGAAGCCCGTCCGCGTGACCGTCTACGCGACGCCCATCCCCGAGCCAGCCACCGGTGACGGGACTGTCGTCATCGCCGGTGACATCGCCGTCGAACAGACGTCCCCCATCGACGTCGATGTCATCCCCGGCACGTACAGGCTCACCGTGTACGCTCCCACCCGAATGCTGACCGCACGCTCAGTCGCTCTGAAGGACGGCGACACGCTCGACCTGGCATCCATCCTCGAGGCCGCGCCCGACCCGGCAGGCCAGGTCCCCGGAGTCGCACTGATCGACGGGGACGGCAAGCTCATCGCCTGCGCAAACATCCAGGTCGTACACTCACGTGAGGAAGCTGACGCCCTCCCCGACGGGACCGTGTACGTCATGGCCGCGAGCGCACCCGCGCCTGTCACGCCACCCGTCACACCGGACGTCACGCATGATGCCCCCGCTATTGTGGACCACGCTGCGGGCAATGTCACGGGTGACACGATCACCGTCATGCTGAACGGCCAGACGGGCGATCGCGCCGTGGTCGCCGTCAATACGAAGGCGGTTTCTGACCAGGCGTTCACATGGCCACCCGACTGGACGGTGCTCACCGAGCCGTACTGGGTGGGCACGCAGCAATTCACAGTGGCGTCTGGCCCGTGGTCGCAGACCATCGATGTCAAGACAGCGAAGCCCACAGAAGCCGGGTGGGCCGGGCTCAATGTGCGCGGCGGTGGCGCGCCCACTGTCGGCACCGTCAAGGACAGGACCAAGGACCCGACGGAAACCACGACGGTCACCGCGCCTGCGGCACCCGGCGCGACGGGCCTGGTGCTGGCGTTCGGATTCGAGCGCTCCGCAGCAGCCGAGGCCCGCGACCAGATCACTGTTTCGACCGGCTGGGAAATCGTCGACTTCGCCACCCAGGACGGCGCGAACTACCAGACGATCCTCCTCGCCCGATGGGTGGGCAGAGGCGCTCCCACCGCGATGACAGCCACCTATCCGAACGCGCAGGTCACGAACGGCGCGGGCGTCCAGGTGGTGATCCCGAATGCCTGACGTGCACGTGCGCCGCCGCCATGGGGGTGACGAGGCGGGCGGACTGTACCTGCGCCGCCGAGCGGGCGGTGACATCGCGCTCACGGTCCGCGGCGTCACGGTGGCTCCCGAGCCTACGCCGCCGCCCGTGGTGGATCGCGACCATGTGGCAGAATTCCTCGCCGCCACGCCCTTCTACGTGGCCCACCGGCTCGGCGGGACCGAGTATCCGGAGTTCACGCGCCGGGGCCTGGACGCATCCCTGGCCGCAGGCTTCAAGGCCCTCGAGCTGTCGGTGCGCCGGTGTGCGACCGGGGAATTCGTGCTGATCCATGACTGGGTCACGTCGCGCACGGTGCCGGGCACGGACTATCAGATCTGGAACACACCCTGGTATACCCTCGCGGGTCTGCAGCAGGCGTCCGGTGGGTTCCTGCGTCTGACCGACGTCATGGATTCTGTCCCGCAGGACGTCGTGCTAGCGATTGACCACAAGGTCACGAGTGACAAGCAGACGTCCAGCACGGGTGACATGGAATCGGAGGCCGCCCTGTTCGCACTCCTCGATGAGCGCTTCGGCCCCGCTGCGCGCCGCCGCGTCCTCATCAAGCATTTCATCCAGGGCGGCGTCGCCGCACGCGCCAAGGCTCGCGGCTACCGCACCATGTGCATGATGTACCCGAACGAGATCGTAGGCGCAGACCTGACCACGTGGGATGTTTTGGGCATGGAATGGAACGCGCCCGACGACGTGTGGACGACGCTGCGCGCCACAGGGAAGCCCCTGATCGCCCACATCATCACCACCCCATCACAGGCCACGCGCGCCCGCGAGCGCGGTGTGACCGGCCTCATGTCATCCGTCCCCAGCCAGGTTCACCCGTAACCGCAGGTGGGGCGCGGTAGAATGTGACCACCTGATAGAGAAAGGAATGCATCATGCCTGAACAGCCTGACCAGCTGGATATCAAGGACACCGGAAACACGTCGCCAGCCGACGTCGCACCCGTCGTGGAGGTGCCGTATGGCAACCGCTCTTGACGTCCTGCGCATCGCCGCAGGTGAAATCGGCTACAGCCGATGGGACGACCCCGAGGAGGGCACGAAGTACGGTCGCTGGTACGCCGAAACGCACGGTCAGTATTTCGGCTCCTCCGGCGTGCCGTTCTGCGCAATGGGCGCATCGTGGGTGCTCGACCAGGCCGGCATTGAGCCGCCCGGCGGCGCTTTCGCGTACGTGCCCGCCGGTATCAACGCCGCCCGCGCGAAGAACCGCCTCCTCTCGGACGTCGAGGACGCACAGGCCGGTGACCTCGTGTGCTTCGACTGGGACGACGACGGCATTTCTGACCACGTGGGAATCGTTGAATTCAACGCAGGCAGCTACCTGCAGACCATCGAATTCAACACCGCTCCCGGCCTCGGCGGGTCCCAGGGTAACGGCGGCGGCGTGTACCGCCGCACCCGCGACTGGGACAGCGTCACCGCAGTCATCCGCCCGGACTATGACAAGCCGGCAAGCACCGTCAGCGGCCTCTACGAGGACGGCTTCTGGGGCCCCCGCACCACGGCCGCCCTGCAGCAGATCCTCGGCACCCCCATCGACGGCATCGTCTCCTCCCAGGAGCTCACGAACCGACAGTTCATGCGCGCCTGCACCGACGGGTGGGAGTGGGAGATCGACCCCGACGGGTCCGCCGTCATCGCCGCCATGCAGGCCCGCCTCGGCACGCCCATCGACGGCATCATGGGACCCACCACAATCAACGCCCTGTCCGCGCGATACGGAATCGACAATGACGGAACACTGGGTTCCCCCTCGTTCACTGTCGCGGCCCTGCAGTCCGCCCTCAACAAAGGAAGCTTCTAATGACGACAATCACAACCGCCGCGCTGATCGGCGCGATCACGCCCTTCCTGACCGCCATGATCACACGTGTCCATTGGTCCGCCCAGACCAAGCGGTCCGTTTTCATCGCAGTCGCCACCGTCCTGACGCTCGTCGCATGGGGTATCACACGATTCCCCGACGCCGGCCGCGTCATCCTGACTGAGGCTGCGGGCGTGATCGCCGCAGGACAGATCGTCTACACCGCCCTGAAGCCCACAGGGCTGATCGATTGGTGGGAGGATGTGACCACGCCGACGCCCCGCGATGGAGGTGGACAGTGAGCGAAGCGACGCACCCCCTCGTGGCTGTCATGGCCACCCCCGATGTCGTGGCCGCGCTCGCGGCTCTCGGTATCGCGATCTGCGGTGTGATCACGGTCCAGCTCAAGGCGCTCTCTGCCCGTCTCAAGAGCAGGATTGATGCGGTGCACGAGACCGCGGAGGCCGCTCGCGAGCAGGTGACGAATCATCACGGGACGAATCTTCGTGATGACGTGGACCAGCTCGCGCGGCAGGTCCGTGAGGGGCTGGCATCTATCCAGGCGGCTCAGAATCGCGCCGATGCCCGTGCTGAGCGTGAGCATGATGAGCGCGTGGATGAGGTCCGCATGCTGCGTGAGGATCTGGGCAGGATTCGTGAGGACCTGTCTGCCCAGCGCGCTGCTCTGGATGACTGCCCTCGGCACTGACCACACTGAAAGAGGAGGACCCCCTACCGATCATGGTGGGGGGTCCTCCTCTCTGTGCTACGCCGTGTGAGCGAGGATCAGCTCGCCGTAGACTTGCGGGCACGTGTGGGCGAGTACTGTCGCGATCTGGCTCTTGTCAGCGTCGAGGCACGTGATCCCATTGTCTTCCGCGAGCCTCCACAGCTCGTATTCTGAGACGCCGGGCGGGACTGTGGCGCGGCGGCTAGCAGAGCGAATCACGAAGCCAGCCTGCGTGATCGCTCTCATGTCGCTCGGCTTGTGGGCGAGAAGCTTCCTCGCGAGATCGTGTGTCTCACTGGATTGCGTGCCGTCGATCCAGGAGGACAACTCCTCCAGGTGAGCTTCTATAGTGAGGATCGCCGCCTTGCCGGTGACGGTGTTAATCGTCCAGTAGACGACGGGTGGGCGGCCCCGCTTGGTATCGCGATCGCGCATCCACTGCCTGATCGTATCCTCAGTCCAGCCGCTCGTAGTGACACGTCCGGCCTCCTCGATGATCACATCGGGTGTGGGGAGGCTGCCTTTACGGCGGTAGGCTGTGACGGTGTTGCGTGTGAGGCCGGTCAGGGCTGCGAAGCTCGAGACTCCGAGATAATGAGCTGTCATCTCTATCCTGTCTGGTAGTGGCCCCGCGTGGGGGCCGATGGTTGGTCAGATGAGGTCCTGTGCGGCTTCGCGGACGGCCTCGAAGGGCTGGCCACTGTAGAACATGTCGGCCAGCTCACCGACCGCGTCGAAAAAGCGGGTTTCGGTGGCCTCGTCGGCCCAGCGGGCGGCGGTGGGGAGAACCAGGACCTCGCCCTGATCGGCGTCCAGGGGCGTGTCCTCGGACTCGGTGCCCTCAAGGATGATCAGCCCGGGGTCGTTGGCTTGGAGGGCCGAGCATGCGACGTAGGCGGCGAGGTCGGCCAGGGAGGCGCAGGCGCTGATCCCGTGGCGAACAGCGTCCGTCTCCTCCAGGGAGAGGTCCCATGAGTAGGAGAACTGCTGCTCAGGGTCCAGCAGAGCCTCGATCTCGCGGTTCTTGTCCTGGAAGCGGTAGGCCTTCATGATTTCGATCCTTTCGGTCTGTCGGGAGCCTGTCTCCCTCCCGATGACACTAGTATACGCACCTCCGTACATTTAACGCAAGGAGTGGGGGGGGGACGCGCACCACACGTTCCAACTTTTGCCACCCCGCTGCCAGCGCTGTATACTGAGCGTGTCATCTCCTACACGGCAGTGCCCCCCACCCGGAAAACCCAGGTGGGGGGCACTTGTATTATCAGACGGTCAGCATCCGCACGTGATGACGGTGACCTCCACATAAACCGTGTCGCCGACATAGATGATCTCGTACAGGGAGTCGATCCAGTGCGGCCCCTCACTCTCACGAGATTCTGTGATCACGGATGCGTGTGTCATGTGGCCCGTGATCACCTGCGCGTCAAGGCTCGCGGCGAAAAACTCGCGCTCCTTCGGTGTCAGGCCAGAGACGAGGTTGGCGAGGTAGTCGCCGGTCAGCTCCTCAATCGGAAGCGTCACCTTGATCTTCTGAATCGGCTTCCCGACCAAAGCGGAGATTACTGCGAGGAGCATGTTGTCACGGTAGGCGGCGGGAACCTTTGGCGTGTTTTCGGTCATTTTCTTGTCTTTCTCTGTGAGAGGGTTGGGGTGGTGGCCCCACCGTCGGAGCGGGGCCACCACGGGGTTGTCAGGCGAGATCGCCGAGGATTTCGGCGGCCTGCACGATGTCAATGCCGGCGTCGGCGGCAATCACAATCGTGGATGCCCCCATGTAGGAGGCGGCGACCAGCGCGGCCTCGAAGACGTCATCATCGCCCGCGCAGTCGCTCAGCTCCGCCTCATCGGCGACGACTGCGATGATCGCGTTCGTGGGGTCGAGCATCATGGAGGCCATGTCCGCGTCGGTCATCTTGCCGTACTTGGCGGTGAGGCGGTCCTCCATCTCGGAGACGGCGGCGGTGATGGCGCTGATCTGCTCTTCCTCGAAGTTGTCGGCGGCGTCGCCAAGGAGGTTCATGATGTCAGCGGTCTTGGTTGTCATTTCGGTCTTCCTTTCGGTCTTCGGTTGGGCTTATCCCTCCCGATGACACTAATGTACACACCTCCGCACATTTAATGCAAGAGGAATGGGAAAGACACGCACCACACTTATTACGATGGTGGCCACGCCTATGATTGGACTCATGGCCACACCTACAGAGAGAGGAGACGCATGAGTAGCTGCGAGATAATCGAGGGGATCACCCTCCATCACGGCGACTGCCGCGACGTCATGCGGACACTGCCCGACAATCACTTCGACGCGATCATTACCGACCCGCCCTACGGGATTGCCTTCAAAAGTGAGAGGTGGGACACTGCGACGCCGCGCGGCTTCCATTCACCGGCTCACCGCCGCGCTCGCGGCAGCGGTCGATCAGGGCGCGCCTGACCATGGTTGGCCAGCTTTCAGGTACCAGCCGAAGGCGCCGACGCGTGAGCGCCCGAAGATGATGGGGGTACACGTGACCGTGAAGCCCCTCGAACTCATGAGGTATCTCATACGATTGGTGGTGCGCCCCGGTTCGCTGATCCTCGAGCCGTTCGCCGGGTCAGGGACGACGCTACAGGCCGCCGCGATGGAGGGCGTGAACGCGGTCGGGTGCGAGCTTGATGAGCGCTATATTCACCTGATTTATGAGCGTTTTCGGCTCGGGATTGACGCGCCGCTGGACATCCTCATCTAGCGGTTTTGCCGGGCGTGCAGTTTCGACTTGCGCACGCACGAAGCGCGTGTATATACTATAGCCGTGCATCACTGCTCCACCGGTTGGGGCTGGGGGCCTTGCCTTTTCGGTCGGCAAGGCCCCCTTTCACTTTATATGGTGCGCGTCCCCCCCACTCCTTGCGTTAAATATCTAGAGGTGCGTATACTAGTGTCATCGGGAGGGAAACGCCCCCGACAGACCGAAAGGACCGAAGCAATGAACTCGCTCATCACCTCCGCCGATCAGCTCGACTGGATCACTCCCGACAAGCTGAACGCCAGCGATTACCGACGCATTGACACGGAGGGCGCATACGCGCTGGCCGTCATTGACGACGACAACCTCCTTGCAATCTACATCGACGTCATTGACGACGATGTTCGCGTCACGATGGATCGCGTCTGCGGCGATGTTCGCTTCACATCCGACGATCCGGGCGAGTGGACGGATATCGAGGCCGTCATTCCCCGCAGCCTGTGGCCCGCGCAGGTGTGGGCAGGCTCCAAGTGGACGAGTAAGGAACGCCCGACCTACCCGGCCATTGACGCGGCTATCGCCGTCGCGCTCGCAGACTACGAGGCCAACAACGAGTGACACCCATCGCTCCCGACCCGCACTACTGGGCCGGGGCACCCTCTTTGAAAGGACACTCGATCATGGACTCCGATCTTCTCGCCTTCCAAGCCGCCAAAAAGGTCGCCGCCCGATTCGCCGACGCCGTGCAACGCTCAACGCGCACGGTCGCGGACATTCGCGTTGCACGCAGCGCCGAGTTCCAGGGCGTGTGGGGCGTCGAACTCCACGCCATGAAGCGTGATGACACGATAGATGCGCTCATGCTCATGAACGACGCCCGATACACCTGCATCGACGCCGACATAATCGAAACGCACGGATGCGTAGCCGTACGCGCCGAAGACGGAGCAATCAACAACGTGCCGTGCATCATTTCCTACCCCCTGGTCAGCAAGGAGGGACGCAAATGAACCCACTCACCCCTATCCTCGCAATCGTGGGCCTGCTCGTCGCCGCCGCGTCCGGCGGCCCCACCAACCCCGCCGGCTGGGACCCCACCTGGTCGCTCCCCCTCGGCGCGGCGATCGCGCTCGCGGGCGTGATCAGCCTCATCCGGGACTGGCGACGCCTATCCTGGCAGCACTCCTACAGGAAGGAAAAACCCCCATATGACAGACAATAGAGATTCCGCCGCTTTCGCGGCTGGTATCTACCAGAATGTGCCCGAGCTTGATTATCACTCGGGCCGTTTTGGCCCCCACGGGTCGGTGTCATCGACGGAGGCGAAACGCCTCCTCGACTGCCCGGCCCTTTACAAGTGGTCAAAAGAACACTCGGCACCCCCGAAGGCCGCGTTCGACTTCGGTCACACCGTCCACGGCCTGGTCCTCGGTACCGGCCTGGACATCTACGTCCACGATCACGACAGCCTGTGCACAAAGGCCGCGAAGGAAGACATCGCGGCGGCCCGCGAGCGCGGCCAGGTGCCCATGAGCCGCGCCGACTACGCGCGCGCCGAAGACGCCTGCCAGGCGGTCATGAATCACCCCGCCGCAGCCGCGCTCTTCGCCGACGGCACACCCGAGCAGTCGATCTACAGTATCGACCGCGACACGGGCCTATGGCTCCGGGGCCGGATCGACTGGACCACGCGCGACGCCGACGGGCGCACCGTCCTCGTGGACCTCAAAACGACGCGACAGCCCCGCCCCACCGCGTGGGCGCGCGACGCCGCGAACTTCGACTACGCGGTCCAGGCCGCCTGGTATCAAACCCAATGGAAGGCCGTCACAGGTGAGGACGCGGACTTCGTTCACGTCCTCGTCGGCGTGGACGCCCCCCACCTGGTCAGCGTCGTCCGAATGGATAAGTTTTTCCTCGCTGCCGGGTACGCGCGCATGCGCCGAGCACTCGACACACTCAACATGTGCCAGATGTTCAATTTTTGGCCCACCTACGGTGACGGCATCACTGAAATCACACCCCCCGCCTGGTACGCCGCCCAGGCAGACTAACCAACTGGAAAGAGGACCACACCATGAACGACACCCAGCCCCTGACTGTCCCGCTTGAACTCACCCTGGAAGACATCGTGTGGCTGCGCAGCTTCCTGAGTCAGGAAAGAGATGCCGCTAACGTAGACCGCCAGAAAGCCGAGGCCCTGCACAACAGCCTGGCTAGCCGCGCCGCCGTTCACGTACTCAACAGCGAGTGCGAGACGATGACGAGGATCATCGATGAAATCTGCAGGGTGGTCAACATGGCCGACGCGCACGACGCCCTCGCCAGGCGGATCGCCGCAATGGCCCCCACCACCCAAGTAAACTAACCACCGACACCACCATGCAGACTAGAACGGCACCCAGCATGCCCCCCACCGAGAAGAAGCCCGCCCGCAAAACCCCCGCCGCCGCGCCGATCAGCATCGAGGCGCGCTTCGCAGCAGCCTGGGCGGACTGCGAAAACCCGCCCCTCGACTCGGCGAACCCGCACTTCCGCACCAGGTTCGCGTCACTGAAGGCTACGCTCGGCGTGATCCGCGCCGCGTGCGCCAAGCACGGACTCGCCTACCGACAGGCAATCCAGGCCCCCACCGGGGATACGCCCCCTATCCTCATCTCCTCACTCATCGACGCCGACGGCAACACCATGCCCCTCGGCGCGCTCATTGTTGACCGACCGGCAAACCCGCAGGCGTTCGGCGCGAACCTGACCTACGCGAAGCGTCAGCTCGCGCAGGTCGATTGGGGCATCACCGGCGATCCCGACGAGGACGGACGCCCAGCCGCCGCCGAGGCCACGACCAACAGCCCTGCGGAGGACCTCGTGACCCCCGAACTCATCGCCGCCTGCACCGACGTCGATAAGCTCCGCACCTGGTGGCAAGCCCACCCTGACCTGCAGGACGTCATCAAGGCTCGTGTGGCCGATCTGAACGGAGGGAATCAGTGAAGCCGGTCAGGTTCTTCACCCCCGGCATCCCCACCCCCGAGGGATCACACAAATACGTCGGCCACCGCAGCGGACGGCCCATCATCGCACACGACAACCCGCGCCTGACATCATGGCGCACCATCGTCGCCCGCGACGCCCGAAACGCAGCCCACACCACCGGATGGGGCACCCCCCATGACGGGCCGATCGCCGTCGAAGCCCGCTTCTACCTACCGCGCCCCAAACGCCCGAAGTTCCCTGACCACGCGGCAACCAAGCCTGACCTTGACAAGCTGGCCCGCGCCGTCGGAGACGCGCTCGCGGCCCCCGGCGGCCCCCTATCCGAAGACTCGCGCATCGTCACGTGGGTCCTGACCAAGCACTGGGCATCCGACGGCCAACCGCCCGGCGTCCACGTCATCGTGACTGCCCTCGACGACTAGCCCCACGTCAAAGCGCCCCTCTCACCTGACCACCAGGTAAGAGGGGCGCTCCTATATGTCACGTTCGTGCCACGCTCTCCTGTCACGCGTGACGTGTGCCGCCATCGATCACGCCAATAACGCGACCGCCGTTGATGCGCACATTGTTGTAGGCCACGCCCGATCGCGACGCCGGCCGCCCGCCCATGCACACGTCGCAGCGCGCCAGCCACGCACGGAGGCGCACAGACGCGCTGTTCACGGCGTCCTGAGCGGCCTTGATCGTCTATCACGCTGCGGGGTGATTTAAAGACACAGAGACCTACGTATATCGGCAGGACACGCATTAATCTACACTAGGGATAGCACTACACTATTCTAGTGTAGGTAGCAAGGAATCAACAGAAAGGATGACACTTGACCTCCAAATACCTCAACATTGGGGCATTCGCTGAACACGTCGGGCTTAAAGGAAGCACGCTGCGGAACTACCTCGCTAAGGACATGCTCCCAGAGCCAGACATCACCCTCGTCACCATCCACGGCGAGCACCTCGGGTGGTCCGTCGAGACCATCGAGCACTGGAAGAACAACCGCCCCGGCTCCGGCCACACCTACGCTTCCATGAAGGAGAATAACTAATGAACGACATCACCATCTTCAACCACCTCGGCAACGACATCCGCGTCACCACCGACAACCAAGGCGAACCCTGGTTTGTCCTCAAGGACATCTGCACCGCCTTGGGAATTACAAACACCAGAAATGTGGCTGGCCGCCTAGATGAGGATTGCGTCCGCCCGGCGGACGTAACCGACAATCTAGGGCGCCTACGCCAGACGAACGTCGTCAATGAGGCAGGCCTCTATGAAGTCATCATCCGCAGTGACAAGCCTGAAGCAGTGCAGTTCCGTCGTTGGGTCACAAGCGAAGTCCTCCCCTCCATCCGCAAGCATGGCATGTACGCCACAGCACCCACCATCGACGACATGATCGCCGACCCAGACATGGCCATCCGCCTCCTCACCACCCTCAAAGAGGAACGAGCAGCACGCGCACAGGCCGAAGCAGAAGTAGAAGCACAACGCCCTGTCGCAGCCCTCGGGCGAGCCATCGAAACCGCAGAAGGAGACCTCACCCCCAGCACCTTTGGGAAGATCCTGTCGAAAACCATTAAGACCATGGGACCCAACAAGTTCTGCAAGTGGATCCTCGACAACAACTTCGCCTTCCGCAACGGCCAAGGAAAGATCATCCCCATGCAGGACGCTGTCAACCGGGGCGTCCTCATCCTCACCGAGCGCATCGACAGCAGCGGAAAGATCAGGCCGCAGATCCTCGTCACACCCGCAGGCCAGACCTACTTCGCGAGCATCCTCAGCGAGTAGCACAAAAAGAAGGGGCGGCACCCAACGCGTATGTCGCCTCTTCCTTCCGCCCGGCGTCCACATCACCGTGACAGCACTCAACGACTAGCCACACATCAAAGCACCCCCCTCACCTGACCACCAGGTAAGGGGGGCGCTCTATCTACACTGGCCGATACTCTATGTCCGGCGGACACCCATGATCACCGCTACGGCACTCGACATCTGGGCCAGCCAAATCAACCAGCTCCTTAACGTACACCTCCGTAATATCCTTGACGGAGGGGACACGAATCGACTGCTCCATGACACGCAGGATGAAATCCCGCTGAGCATCGTTAAAACCTTCCAACCGCCCAGGATCAACCTCAAACACAATACGCATGTCACGCCGCCAGCGCGCCGCCAGCGATCACACCCACGACGTGACGCCCGTCAATTGTCACGTTGTTGTACGCCTTGCGGTTACGCGACGCCGGACGCCCACCCATGTACACGTCACACCGCGACAGGCCCGCAGGCACACGCACAGACACACGATTCACACCATCCTGCACGCCCTGCAGCATGACCGTGCGCCCACCAAGAGCCGTGCACGTCACCTCCGGCGACACCTCCTCCGAATCAGAGGACACCGTGACGAGACCCCCACCCGACTCAGGCGTCCACGATAGCGCCCACTGCTGGCGCATGTCAGAATCCACCCACCCGGTCAGCGTCGGAGGCGTCGCCGCGCTCGCGGTGCCAGACGAGCACGTGGCTGCCCCGGTGCCAGCCGCGAAACAGACGATGAGGAGGATGAGGATAGCGAAAGCGACGATGGGACGGATGGGACGGTTCATGATTGTGATCTCCTACTAGCAGTGTGGGGGTGTGGGCCCGGTCAGTATTTCTGCGACCGGGCCCACACAATTGGTCAGATTGCGAGGCCCTGGCAGCCGATGATCCGGCCAGAGTCATCGCGGACGGCGGGACCAGCCTTCACCAGATCCTTGCGGCCCAGAGGCTTAGCCGCCTGGTACGTGATATCCGAGACGATAACCACGCGGCCCGGCACCTCCTCGGGGAGGCCCTCAAGCTGGGAGGGATCGCGCACGACCTTGATCATGGGCACCTCACCCTCACCCTCCGAAATGACGCGGACGGTTTCCGCGACGCGCACCATGCCCGACGACGGGATAGTCGCAATCACGTTCTTCTTGTCCATGTCGTAGATATTCAGAGCGTGCGGCGTGCGGTTGTCGGCCTCGACAGCAAAGCCATTGAGAATAATGGTGGTTATCATTGCGGGTCTCCTTTTCTTGGTGTGCTGACCTACTGTCAGCATCGTTCCCGGCGCGGGGGTCGAACCCGCAATTTCACCTACCACCAGGGCCGGGATGAGAGCCTACGCTCTCGCTGCGTCAGCCGATTCGCTGAATGTTATTCAGCCAGTTTTCGCTGTCTCTGCCACGCGGGCCAAAAAGCGCCTCGCGCGGATCCGGAATAGCAATTTCAACGTACGCCCGACGCCAAGACTCCGCTTCGTAATCCGTGCGCTGAGAATACCTGACGGCATTCTGCACACCACCAGATTGCTTCGACAGCCACATATTGAACACAGACATCTCATAGACATCAATGGTGCCACCAAAAGACACCAGCATGCTCAAGGTCCTGAATGCATTATCACGCTCAATAGGCCTCCAGATTTTCATGTCACTGCCTGT